GTTGATTGAGTACTGCGGTATCCAGTCTCAGATGGTCTGTGCGCTGTGTCACACCATCGCGGCGTATATGGAACTCGCGGACATGGGGTTGCAGGTCACGCGCGAAGAGATCGAGGCCCGCGCCGAGATCCTCGTTGAGGAACGTACGGCGCCCAGGACCGTCGTCGTAGCGGCTACACTGCTGGCGCAGTAAAGGGCGGCGCATCTATGGGCACCTGGTCATTTAATCCCTCATATGACATTCGCATCGAAAGGAAGAACCCCAAGGCTGGCACGCCCGGCCAGCCCGCTACCATTGCCTACCAACTGCGCACGCTCTCCGAGTTCCAGGGCCTCCTGGCGACCACCAATACATCGAGTCAGGCCACCATCACGCTCAACGATCCCTTGGGTGGCTTGATGGACGCGGTGAACCCGCAGGCCATGGACGCGGTGACGGTACGCCTACGCAACCGCAGAGGCGTCGTGGCGGGCGCGTGGGCGGGCTACCTCGATGAGTGCCGCGAGATTCACGACCCGTCAGCGGGCCGCACCGTGTCTCTCAAATGCAGAGGACCGTACAAGCGATGGGAGGTCGGGCGGCAAAGCGGCGGCGACGTGCTGGCGCTTGCCATGGCGGGCATGCGCAACGTGGCGGGCGCCGAGGTGGTCCGCTATTCAGCGCGGGCCGTGGGCTATAATCCCGCCAACATCACGTTTGATCCGGTGGCGGACAGTGGCACGGGTCTGTACCCGTCCATCGCTCAATCGACGATGACGAACCCGGATCAGCAGACATGGAGCGCGCCTGTTCAGCAAATGCTTGCCTCGTCGGGGTTAGAGTTCTTCTTCGATGAGGACGGCTACGGCCACTACCGGCGCGTCGGTTTCCTCGGCAGCGGACAAAAGTACATCCCGCAAATCCCGCTAGAAGATATCCTACATGTCGATTATGGCAATGGCGATACGGGGTTGGTCACGTCCGTTGAAGTGCGGTGGGGGCCGTTCCCTGTCACACTCTCGTCCGCGAAAGCTTTCGCGCCGCGGAGTATGGCCGACCAGTTAGGGTCGCGTCCGTTGGTCATTCAAGCGCCGTGGATACTCGGTGGTATCGGCGCGACCGCCACGCAAGCGCCCTCTGGCGCTCAGTTTCTCGCTGAAACCCTGCTAGATCAATATGCCAGCGGCGCTGCTACGGCGTCCGTCATCGTTATCGCGGACCCCGCACAGTACCGACTAGGGACGCTGGTGGGGGTGCCAGGCGCGCGCAAGGGGCGCGGCGTCACGCGCTACTACGTGACCAGTGTGACCTATCTCTGCCAGTGGGGCGGGCAGTGGGTCCAGACGTTGGGCCTCAATTACGGGCGGGCGCCAGGCAACCGCTTCCCGTACGTCGGGGGTGTCTCCTACCCTGTCCTGACAGTCGATCCCTCGTACGGGCCACAGGACAATATTCCCTTCCTGGCCTTTGACCCGACCAACAACGCGAAGGTGACGACGCCGCTGACGGTGCAGGCGCAACCTGCCCTGTCCGCCAATCAAGCGTCATCCTCATCGTTCCCCGTAGGCACGGTCATTGAGTTGCGACAGACGGTCAGCGGCGGCGGGCAGTGGGTCGGGCCGTCACATCAGTACACGGTCGTCGCCGCTCCGCAGGGGCAAGACCCCGGTGTGATTGGGCTGCAAGCGGGCAGCGGCACAGCCTACGCCACGGTCATCACGCTCGGATCGGGGGACAACGGTGGTGGCACGGGCACAGGGACGGGTAATGGATCAACCGGCGCGGGTGGTCGTACCTCGATGGTGCAAGGACCGCCAACGCGACCGCAGGGCACCGCTTCTAACGGGCAGTCTGTGGCCGATGCGACGCCTGGCTACAGCGGCCACCCGACCACCTATGCACAGCGGGCGCTCGCGACAGCACTCACGCTCCAAGGGCCGTATTATCGGTCATACGACGCGGGTCCATCGTACTACGATTGCAGTGGGCTTATCGCGCATTGCTTCTCCGTGCAAGGCTTCAGTGGCCTTTTGACGGCAAGCGCTGCATCGGGTGATGGGTCAAACGGCGACCTTGGCCCCAACGGTGAGTTCTTCTACTTCCTGAACCACGGGGCCAAGGAGATTGATCCGTCGCAGGCGCAACCAGGGGATCTTCTGTTTTGTTACGCGGCGTCCGACTCGTTCCAGCAAGGGTTTAGTCACATCGCGTTCCTGTTGCGCCCTGGCGTGAGCTACGGGGGGAATAGCCCGACGCTTGGTATTGGCCCCATCGCTATCGCGGGCTTCAAGAGCGACGATGGCGCGCCCTTCACCCGTGCGCTAGATATGAGTTCGATACATCCCTAAAAGCAAACGAGGCTCTCACAAGCCACGAGAGCACGTCACAGGCACGAAAGGACGCAGGGCATGGACGACATCACACACCTGCTCGCGCTTGCTCGTACGCAAGGCTGGGGCATCGAGCGGCGTCGCTCAGGACACTACATGCTCACGCCGCCGTCGAGGGCGGCCCCGCTCATCGTCGTAAGCGGCACGCCGAGCGACTTCAGGGTGCTTGCGAAGATCCGGTCGCAGCTCCGACGCGCGGGCTTCCATCCAGACAAGAGGACATCATGAGTACGACCAAGACTGACACCCTGGACTGGGCGCGCGTTCGCAACACCGAACTGCAAGCGAAGGGTAACGCCAGCATCCGCGTGGGCGCCGGGCTGACAGACGCCTACAGTAGGGGGCAGGAGCCGTGCAGGGAAGACCTGCTCATCTCCCTGGTACGCATGATGGGGCTCGCCGCCGACGTGATGAGCCTGTCGCGGTAGACCATCGCGGCGTGTGACGGCGCGATCCCGGCGCAGGGCAAATAGTTGCTGATACTTGCGCATACTTGCCGAAAGTTGAAGACCGATGGACGATGAGAATAGTACGACGACCGAAAACGATGGGATATGCAGAGCGACCCGCGCCGACGGGCAGCGCTGTACGGTGCGCGCCCTGGCCGATGGGTATTGCTTCGCCCACTCGCCCTCGACGGAAGACAAGCGGCGGGAGGCGCGTTCTCAGGGTGGCCAGAACAAGGGGACGCCGGCGCGCGCCGACCGCCTCTTGCCGCGCGACCTACGTCCCCTCCTGGGCCTGCTGATACGGGCCATGACGGAAGTGCATACCGGAGCCATCACCCCGCAACAGGGCACGGCCATGAGTTCTATCGCATCGAGCGTCGTCAAGATGCTCGGCATTGTTGAGCTGGAGGCGCGGATGTCACAGATAGAAAAGGACTTGTCCGATGGGCACGCTTCTTAGCCGGCTGGCCAAGTTGGAGGGGACGGTGACGCGCCGCAACGCCGTGGCGCTCAACCCAGCCGCCGACCTGGGCGACCTGGACCCGCAGTGGGTCGCGGCCGAGATTGAGCAGTGTCGCGCCGACCCGGCCTACTTCATCGACTCATACTGTCGGGTTGAATCGGACAGGGGCCGGGGGGTCGTGCCGTTCGCGCTCTACGACTTCCAGCGCGAGGTGCTCCGCCAGTGGATGGCGTACCGCGAGTGCATCGTCCTCAAGGCGCGGCAGCTCGGGATTTCCGAACTGGCCGCCGCTCTGGCCCTGTGGCAGGTCAACTTTTTCGGGCACAATCGCGTCATCGTCTTTTCGCAGGATGAATCGAAAGCCAGAGAGTTTGCCCGCAAGACCCGCATCGCGCACGAGCATCTCCCCCTGTGGCTCCAAACGCCCGTGAGCGACCCGCACAAAACGACGACACTCGAACTCAGCAATGGCAGCCGTGTGTTGCCCCAGGCCGCGACTGAGCGGGCGGCGCGCTCGCTCAACTGCCAGCTGCTCATCCTCGATGAGTTCGCATTTCAAGAATATGGCGGCGCGATCTTCGAGGCAGCGGCCGTCACGGCCCGTAGCGCCGGCGGGCGCATCCTGATGATTAGCACCGCCAATGGGGCCGGTGACGCCTTCCACACGCACTGGCTACAGGCGCAGGCCGGGGAGGGCATGCATCCTATTTTCCTCCCGTGGCATGTGCGCCCGCGGCCGGAGTTCAGCACGCTCGACCAGTTCTACGCGACGGCGACCACTGGCTATTCAGCCCACAAGGCGGCCCAGGAATACCCCGCTCGCGCTGAAGAGGCGTTTATCCTCTCGGGGCGTGGCCGCTTCGACACAGAGGCCCTACACGCCATTCTAGAGGGCTGTACGGAGCCGATAGCGACCGACCTGAACGGTGGGCTTACCCTGTGGGAGATGCCCGTGGGCGGGCGCTCCTACGTCGTGGGGGCCGATCCCGCCGAAGGCTTGGAGAAGGGCGACTACTCGGCGGCCGTCGTGCTAGACCGCAACAGTGGCCTTGATGTCGCCTGGCTCCACGGCCATTTCCCGCCGCAAGAGTTCGCGGGCTATCTCGCGGATCTCGGCCGCTGGTACAACACCGCTCTCCTTGGCTGTGAGCGCAACAACCATGGCGGTACCGTCTTGCTGGAACTGCAAAACACGCACGCCTACCCAAACCTCTACGCCCACATCGACTTCGATACCGTGGGGACCGCGACGCCGCGCCTGGGCTGGCCCACGACCGCCCGGACCAAGCCGCTCGCGATTGATGCCCTGGCGGAAGCTATTCAGGAACGCTGGCCGTTCCGCAACGCCGCGTTCATCGGCGAGTGCCGCACGTATGTCGTCAAAGAGAACGGCTCAACGGGGGCCAGTGGCAACCTGCACGACGACCGGGTGATGAGCGCGGCCATCGGCTGCATGGTGCGCGCGTTCCAGCCGCCACAGCAGATTGTGACGAGCCTGCACGACGAGTTGGATGCCATTGAGCCGGACGACTGGCAGCAGATCGAGAGGCAATGGCATCGGGAGGTGGCCGGTATGCACGACGACTGGGGCAGCATGGGCGGTCTGCCGACAGTGGACTCCCGCTATTAGAACGCACGAATGCACGCACGCAACAGACGAAAGGTACGGCCATGGCTCAGGGGTACATTATTGAAAAGCATCCGAGCGGGGGCAAGATCCACCCCACCCGGCGGCGCGCCGACGTCTACTTCCATAGCAAAGACGCGGAAGACTTCGCCAGCCTGGATCGGCTGGATAGCGTCGAGTTTACGTATGGCGACCTGCTCGACGACGGGGGCCGCCGCTGCGCCATCGACGTGCGGCGGATCGTGCCAGAGGTTCCATCGCCCCTCCTACGGTCCCCCGACCTCCGTGCGCGTGCCGCTGTGGTCGAACGGTTCTACGACCTTCGGCGACAGACGATCACCCGTCGGTGGGAGGCTGGCGAGATCTCGCTGGAGCACCGAGCAGCCCTGTGCGTTGATGTAGAGTATTCACGGCTCACGCGGCTACAGAAACTCACGTTGCACTCGAACGCCGGCGCGGACAACACGACAACGCCCGATGAGGAGGAGAATACGACCATGGCTATGGCAGGAGACCGGCACGACGGTGCGGTGACACGCCTGACGGATCGCGGCTTCGGGTTCATCACCCTGAACAGCACGCGCCGCTCGTTTTTCTTTCATGCGACGGGCGTCACGACAGAGGGCGGCTTCGATGCGCTCACCCTGCACCAGCCGGTCAGTTTCATCCTGGAGAGCGACGACACCGGGCGTCCGCGCGCCGTCGATGTGCGGACGCTTGCCATGAACACGACGCCAGCAGCGTTGCCGGCCCCGCATAGCGCGGAGATGGACGACGACGACGGCAACACGTATTCGTGGGGGGAAGCATCGTAGGTAACGCGCATGCCCGTCACGCTAACACGGCGACCCCCCACACAGCACCAACCCTAACTTGTAAGGAGCCCACACATGTCAAACGTCGAACAGGCTAGCTCATTGAGCGTCGATCAGCAGCGCGAGGAGGTCACCCCCCTGGGCCGCATACAGGAAGTCATGCTCGTCACTCCCAGCGGGACGCCTGTGCCCACGACGCAGCCTGTCCTGCCCGTGGATTCTCGCGGCTTTGCGGCCACGCGCGGCGGCTCTGTGACCGTCGGCGTTCCCGCCGGTACGACCGCCAACACGGTGGTCAAGGCAACCCCTGGCCGTCTGTGCCGCGTCCTGGTCACGGCCACGGGCGCGGCCGCCGTCACGTTCTACGATAGCGCCACGACAGCCAGCGGCACGGTCATCGGCTACCTCGCGGCCAACGCGGCCGCCGGCACGGTCCTGGACTGCGACCTCCCCGCTGCTGTCGGTATCACCATCGCTGGCAACGCGGCCAATCCTGGCCTGACCGTTTCGTATTCCTAAAGGAGATGTTCCGTGAACGAGGACGCCACACAGACCACTGACGGCAGCGAGCACGACGCGGCGTTACAACGTATCGTGCCGTGGGAGCATGACCCACGCTACGGCGTGGTCTCCGGCGTGACGCCGCCACGCTTCGTCGTGAAGCTCGTAGGCCCTTCCGAGGTGACACCCTTGCTGGCGGCCGCAGCCGCCGACCGGAAGCGCATGCAAACCGAGGTTGAGCAGCAGCACGCGGCGCGCATCCGGTCGGCGCGTGCTACGTTCGATGCCGGCGATTCCACGAAGAAGGAGCTGGCCGCAGCCATCCACGAGGCTGACGCCGAACGCATCGCGCGCGAGGACAGGCTTGAGCAGCACTTCGGCGGCTATACCCGCGACGCCATCCTCGCCCAAGTCACGCAAGCCGCCCAAGCCGCGAACGAGGCATCCTGGCGCGAGAGCATTGCCGCCTGGTAGAAGACCCCCTAACGACACCGCATACGAACGCACGACACGGCGTACACGAGGAGAAATAACCAATGGCAGTGCACGATTATCAGACACACCAACCCGCCCCGCAGAACGCCTTAGAATCGCTCTTACAGCCCTCCACGCCCATCCGGCAACGGCTCGCCGCCCTCGATTCGGCACGAGAGGCACGCATCGTCCAGCTTCACCGCGCCGCATCTCTACGGTGGGAATCGCGGGGGCGCTTGGCTCGCCAGCGCATGATCGACGGCTCGCTGGACATCGGCGCCTACCGCCGGGAGGTCGCCGAAGCCGAAGCAGCGCGGCAACGTGAGGAACAGGATGGGCCGCCGGTGGTAGACCGGGCCGCACTGCAAGAACAGGCCATCGCCGTGGCGCAAGAGGCGGTGGCTCGCTGGTACGACCAGGCTATCGTCAGGTTGGAGCAGCAGCATAGCGCCTGGACCCCCGTATCGGTCGAGCTGGCGGAAGGGCGTAACGACGATGAGTTATAGTACCCCGCTCGACCAGCTCGACCGACACCTACAGTCGATGATCGCGCCGGCGCACCAGTCGCACAGTCCGCAGTACATTCCCGCGCCGATGACGGCGACGTACGAGGAGGTCCGCGCTGCGCAAGGTCCAACCTACACCGTGACTATCACCCGCGACGCTCAAACGTTTATCGACGGGCGGTATGCGGCGCTGGCCGCCATCAAGGTGACGATCCCCGATCGCGCCCAGGCCGAGGAGCGCGCGGCCATGGCCGTCGCGTGTGCCGTCGAAGATACCTGGAATAGCGTGCTCGCCGAGTTGCGCAACCTATATCCAACGAACGATTAGCACACAGGAAGGAAACGATTATGACCGAAGACTTCATGCGAGACCTGCTTGCCCCGATCGCGGCGACGGCTGCCGTCCGCGAGAGTGCTGGCCCCGAAGACGAGGGGAGCGCGATCATCCGCGAGGTGAAGGCGTCCATCCTCAAACGCCACCGCCGTCTAACCGATGCCCAGGCGACGTACGTGGTGGATCATGCCATCAACCTATTTGCCGAAGACCCCTACAGCAACGAAAGCTTCGAGGCGGTCGTGACGCGCGAGAGTGACGCCTACGCCGACACGTTGCCCGAGCCACTGGGGCGGGAGGGCAGCGTCCGGTTTTTCGATGCGCTAGTCGAGGCACGCAACGGGCGGTAGGGGGACCTTGCCCTAAAATGTTGCAGGCGCCTGCAAC